TAAGTAAATGAACATTGATTGTAATTGTGAGTTTGGATATGAATTACAATTAGTAATTCCTTATGCATATTATTTGCACAAGAATGGGTTGCTTAAACAAACAACTAGCAGTATACATACAAACGAGTTGTATTATTTTTCAAAGAATCACAATGCAAAATATCATAAACGCATATTTAATAATCCAAATGTACCAAATAGAACACCACATGTTAACGAATTAAATTATTTGGAATGGACTCCACCACCATATAAACATATATTTAAAAATGATATTTTTTTGTATGAGAAACCTTTATTAATTATCCATAACAAATTCAATCAAGAGTTGAGGCTAAACCCAGTAAACTATATCAACACGGAAACTTTGGATGCCATTTTTACTTTATGTAAACATAAATATACAATTGTGTACATAAGACCAAAACAAGTAAATATAGTTTCTGATAATAGTGAAATATACAATTTAGAGGAAGATGAATTATTACGATCGCACGAGGTAATAGATGCAAATACCTTATATGAAGAAAATAAGAGTGTTGGCAATTTTAATCATTTTCAACTTTTATTACATTCTAATTGCAATAAGTTTATTTCAGTTCAAGGGGGTAATTGTGTTTTAGCAAGTTATTTTGGAGGTACAAATATAATATATACAAAACGAGGAAACGAATTATTGTGCGATGCATATAATGGACATTATAAACAATATTCAAACTGTAATATATTACACACAGATAATTATGAACTTTTACTGGACTTGATTACCCATAATTATTGTGACTGAATATATTGTAACAAAAAAGTTCATGGAACTAGATTATAATTCTTATCATTGGAAGTGTAAACATGTGTATTGGAACAATGATTTACAAAAATAAGCAAATGAATAACCCATTATTAAATGATTTTCTTAACACTGATGTTATTACTCAAATGGATGTTTGTATTAACGAAAATAATAATTATTGGCCACAAATAACTGATTATCAACAATTATATAATGAAAATCCAGACTATTTTTATTCTTAATAAACGAGAACCAACAAAATTATTATCTTCATTTAAGAAGTGGTATAACTTACATGAAAGACTAATTAGGTATAAACCAGAATTATTGAATAATATGACAGACGAATCTTTTATTTATTTTGTAATTAAACATTATACAAATATAGAAACTTTTTTTTTCAAAAATTCCAAATTCTAAATTTATAACTTTTGATATTGAAAATGATAAATTAGATAAATTGAATAAATGTATTGATTTAAAACAAATAAACCAATTTCCACACAAAAACAAAGATAAAATCGGCGTTTAAAATGTAAAAAGGTATAAAAAAAATGATCCGTTATTTTTTCAATCAAATAAATGTTTGAGGGTCGGGTTTAATCGTGGGGATTCATGATTATATTCAGGATTGCGTTCAATGAAACGAATGGTGAATGTTGTATTACTACAATGTCCATCTTTACAATACGTCCAAAAGACTACGTTCAAACGCTAACGTCTAACCCTGAATATAAACAATTATATGGAGAAATCTTTACACCTTTTTCAATCGTGGATACCATGTTGGATATGATGGACCCCTCTGTATTTTCAAACCCGTCCCACACCTTTATGGACGGTGGTGCAGGAACCGGATATTTTACCATGGCATTATGTTGGAAATTAGATACACATCTTACATCCTGTATGCCAGACGAAACCCAACGAAGACATCATATCTTAACCCAGATGGTATACATGTGTGAAATACGTCCTGAAAATGTGTTACAGTTAAGGAGGTTGTTTGGTACATTGGCCAATATAATAGAAGGGGATTTTTTGTCGTACAACGAACGCACGTTCCATTACGTGATTGGTAACCCACCTTACAATTGCAACGGTATCAAGAAAGTACCCACGAATACAACCCAAACGAAAACTCAAGACGGGGTTACGATTTGGTATAGTTTTATAAGACACTCCATAGATTTGCTGAAAGACCAAGGGGAATTGTTGGTAATCATACCTTCTTTATGGATGCGCCCAGACAAGGAACACATGTATACCTGCATGACGCGTCATAAACTATGCAAAATCAAATGTTTATCCAACACGGAAACCAACAAAGCCTTCAAAGGTGAAGCACAAACCCCCACGAGTATGGTGTATTTACGAAAGACCGAGAATGACTATATAGTGGACTTGTACGATTTCTCTATGCAATGCTATGTGCCTTATACCTACCGACCCATGGAACCTATACCGGTCTTTGGTGCAAGCGTTTTACATAAAATTAGAACCTTTCTGCCATTCCAGACACTCCGTGTCTATAAAACCAACATGCCCTCCAAAAAAACCTCGTTGAGCAACGTTCAAGATACTTCCCATCCGTTTGAGAATGTACGAACGGCAGTGATTGCAGACCAACGTCACGTTCGGTTCATCCAAGAATATAGTTCTATTCCATTGGCTTACCACGGTGTTAAAAAACTAATCCTAGCCCATAAAATGTACGGATTTCCATATTTAGATTTAAAAGGGAAGTATGGTATTAGCAATCGGGATACATATGTCATTGTATCCGAAGATGAAATATATTTAAACAAAATCTGTGATTTTTTTAAAACTAAATTTGCACTGTATTTACTGGAATGTACGCGATATAGAATGAAATATATAGATAAACATATTTTTGACTTGATTCCGGATGTAACTCGTTTGAACGATTTTCCAGATACCATAGATGATGCAACCCTATCCCATTATTTTAAATTGTCGGACGAAGAGAACCATGTCATTGATACATTACATACAAAAATGTATTCGTTTCAATACGTGGAATAAAAATTAATATTTGTATAATTATATGAGTAAATCTACTATTCTGGGTGCAGGAAATGCAGGGGCATCTAGGTATGTCGCCTTAAATGGAAACCAAAGACATATGATTTAATACAAGATTATGTTAGTTGATTCTATAAGAAATATACATAGATATACTATATGCCATTGACCTATATGTATCGTAAACGGGCGGATATATATACAACACAAGGAGGTGATAAATTGCAAGGACTATTCATTAATTCTGATTCACGTAATAAACGTCATGCTCAATATAAAGCTTATGGTACCAACCGTGACAAAATTGTATATCAAAATCAGGTTGGAGGTATCGGTATGCGATTACCAAGTAAGGTTCGTCGTTGTTGTACTGCTTCCATCTATAAAAACAATCCGTATGACCCACCTCCTGAACCTACAGGTGAATCTGGTGAATCTGGAGATTCAGGTGAATCAGGTGACTCGGGTGAATCTGGTGACTCGGGCGATTCAGGTGAATCCGGTGACTCTGGAGATTCCGGTGACTCTGGAGATTCAGGTGACTCTGGTGATTCTGGAGATTCAGGTGACTCTGGAGATTCCGGTGACTCTGGTGATTCAGGTGACTCAGGTGATTCAGGTGACTCTGGAGATTCAGGTGACTCTGGAGATTCAGGTGACTCTGGTGATTCTGGAGATTCCGGTGACTCTGGAGATTCAGGTGACTCTGGTGATTCAGGTGACTCAGGTGATTCCGGTGACTCTGGAGATTCAGGTGACTCTGGTGATTCTGGAGATTCCGGTGACTCTGGAGATTCAGGTGACTCTGGTGATTCAGGTGACTCAGGTGAATCCGGTGACTCTGGAGATTCAGGTGACTCTGGAGATTCCGGTGACTCTGGTGACTCGGGCGATTCAGGTGAATCCGGTGACTCTGGAGATTCAGGTGACTCTGGAGATTCAGGTGACTCTGGAGATTCAGGTGACTCTGGTGATTCTGGAGATTCCGGTGACTCTGGAGATTCGGGTGACTCTGGTGATTCAGGTGACTCAGGTGATTCCGGTGACTCTGGAGATTCCGGTGACTCAGGTGATTCCGGTGACTCTGGAGACTCCGGTGAGTCTGGCGAATCAGGTGAGTCAGGTGAATCTGGTGACTCGGGCGATTCAGGTGAATCCGGTGACTCAGGTGACTCCGGTGACTCTGGAGATTCAGGTGAATCTGGTGACTCCGGTGACTCGGGCGAATCAGGTGACTCGGGTGACTCCGGTGACTCGGGCGATTCAGGTGACTCGGGCGACTCAGGTGAATCAGGTGACTCGGGCGATTCAGGTGACTCCGGCGACTCAGGTGAATCCGGCGACTCTGGAGATTCAGGTGACTCGGGTGACTCCGGTGACTCGGGCGAATCCGGTGACTCGGGCGAATCCGGTGACTCCGGTGGTTCGGGTGAATCCGGCGACTCGGGCGATTCAGGTGAATCCGGTGACTCAGGTGACTCGGGTGAGTCTGGTGACTCGGGTGAGTCAGGTGACTCGGGTGAGTCAGGTGACTCAGGTGAATCTGGTGAATCCGGTGAATCAGGTGAATCCGGTGAATCAGGTGAATCCGGTGAATCCGGTGACTCCGGTGACTCGGGCGGTTCGGGTGATATTTACCCATTGATTGGATTTAATGTGTCTGGTGGAGAACAAGGCAACGGCCTGTCAAAAGTATATATGTGTATAACGGATAATGTATTGAATCCTTATGTGCATGAACAAGCTAATGTATATAATAATGTGTATACAAATGCGCTGGTTAACCAAATAGACCGTAGTAGTGTTTCCATTGTAAGAATACCATTTCAAGGCAAAGACGGAGGCACCTCTACCACGCCAACTAATTTATTTACTAATACGTTTGACACCTTTGTAGGTGTGGATAATGCAGATTTTAATAATAATACATTAACACTCACACCATCAAATAATATAGATTATCTTAATGATAATTCTCAAGATAAATATAGTGATAACTCATTACACCTATTATTGAAATGGATAATTCTAACGGCAGAAACTTTTTCAAAGGCTAAAATAATATTAGATTGTCATAGTTACACTCAATGGACTGTTGATGGCGTTAGTAGCAACGATTATGATACTAACACTGACAGTGCACAAGTGAAAAATTGTGTAACTATTATATGGTCAAATATTTTGGTTGGATTAAAGATTGCGGCCGATGATGCAGGTATCACCCTCGAATGGGAAGATTTATTAAATAATAGAATATATTATGAATTAATGAATGAACCATATAAAATAGCCAACATAACTAGTTATCAGGATACCATAGATTATATTAAAGGACTACCCAACCCTTATAATATACCTAAAATACTATTAGGAATAAATGCCGGCACAGCCTGTTCTCATTTTTCTAATTTTTCTGATACAACCGGGGTGACTATAGGTATTCCTGATTTTATTGATTGGATAAACAATAAAAATAAATATAATATGAATGAGTTTGCCTATGTAATTCACCAATATTTTGACGATGGTTCGGATGGAACTGATACAAGCGTAAATCAGATTATTGTTGATTCAATGTCTACAGGAATAAATGATGTATTTAGTTTGGGAATGGATATAATCGTGACAGAAGTAGGATGTGCCGGTACGGATAGTAATTGGACGGATGCATGGACTAAGATGTGGAATGGTTGCATTGAGGCTGCATCTGGCAATTCCGAGGGAAGAGGACAATTCCTAGGTGCAACCATATGGAATTGTGATATGTATTCTGCTATACAGAATGTAGCGCCGGACCCAACCAGTACAACCAATCAACAACTTAATAATATTAATACAGTACAAATTACAGACGTATATCTAGATAGTGAGGGTTCCTCATTAATGCAATTATTATAATCCTATATATGTTACATGTGTGAATCCTAATTTAAGAACGATGACTACGTTTGATACAGTTCCAACACCCTCTTAAAGTAACTCACCCGTTTCATAATAACGTTTCCAAGAATGAGGAACGCATTTGGTTTTACCGTGGTACACGACCGCCAACCGTTTGTCTATCAAGGATTGATTTAAATGCACCCCGTTGCAATAGACATCGGCCAATAACCTTCCATATTTATCCATGGATACTCGTTCTAGGGTAACGATTTGTCCATCCACACATGTTTGAACGTATTGTTTTGCCAACAAGGCGATTGAATATTCGGTTTCATCTTTAGATTGTTTGGATTTGATTTCAGGACAATCCAGACCATTGAACCGAACTGAAAAGGCATACATCGTTGGATTGTAATCCACATACCCTGCAATCGTAATGGTATCTCCATCGTATACGTTCATCACACGACCTCTACGTATCGTAGGAATGTATTTGGGTATTTTTTGTGTAATCTCTTTTGGTAGGGGACGGTAGCAAGCATTTCCCATTTTAAAGTATAGTAAAATGGATACTTAAAGTATCAATTTTACTATAAATCTTTTGTATATAGATAAAATTGATATAGGAGGGTACGGTTGAATGGAACGCATACATGAGTGAACTTTCAAAAGACCAACAAGAAGCCATGGATAGTTTTAAACAAGGCAAAAACATATTCCTTACAGGACCAGGTGGATGTGGAAAAAGCCATTTGATACGACACTTTAAACTGCACGCCGAGCGTAATCATAAAAATGTACAGGTATGTGCAATGACTGGAACGGCATCGGCTTTGCTAGAATGTAAAGCGAAAACCATTCATGCATGGGGAGGGATAGGGATTGCCTCTGGGTCGGTGGAGGACATAGTGCAACGCGTCGTCCAAAATCCGTATAAAGTAAAAGTATGGAGAACCCTAGACATTTTAATATTAGATGAGGTAAGTATGCTTTCCAAAAAATTATTTGAAGTGATAGATACGATTGCAAGAATCGCCAAACACAAACCAAACCTTCCATTGGGTGGAATACAAGTCGTATTCTCAGGAGATTTTTATCAACTACCACCTGTAGGGGAACAAGATGACCCGGGTTCATGTGAATTTTGTTTTGAAAGCCCCCGATGGAAAGAATGTATGGACCACGTACATGTGTTACAAACTATATTTCGTCAAACGGACGACGAGTATAAAAAAATATTAAATCAAATCCGGATTGGTAAAATTTCAACCAATACCATTGCTAAATTAAAACAACGCATATGTCCGTACGACTTGGAACACACACCTACCTTGTTATATCCAACCCGTTCCAGAGCAGATACGTTCAATACCATGGAATATGCTAAATTACCTGGACCCGAATATCAATACGATATGGAAGTCGTGCAACAGAACGATACGTTGACGGCAGAACAAAAAAAAACAAGAATGAGACTGTCTGCGTCTCAAATGGAGTATGAAACGACTCAATTGGTACAATCGTTGACGGTAGTTCAATCCCTGAAATTAAAACTGGGAACGCGTGTGATGTGCGTGGCCAACATTGACCCCGACCACTTTACGATAGTGAATGGTAGTCAGGGTATAGTGATAGGAGTACAAGGTGAATTCTCTTATCCATTGGTTCAATTTCAGAACGGTATCCTACGGCTTATGACGCCACATGTTTGGAATAGTGAAACGGTGCCTGGTTTATCCATTCGTCAAATTCCACTTATGTATGCATGGGCGATAACGATTCACAAAGCCCAAGGCATTACTTTAGATTCTGCACGAATTGATGCGGGCGCACGCATATTTGAATGCGGACAAACCTATGTTGCCTTGTCTAGAGTACGAACCTTGAATCATTTATATTTATGTGAATTTGAACCCACACATATTCGTGTGAATCGTAAAGTAAAACAGTTTTACGAACAGTTAATCATATAATTTGTCAAACACGAGGGTCATGGACCAATCCATATGATTCAATGAAATCACACTACCGTATTCGTCCAATAATTTTAATTTTAATTTAGATATAGTGACGGGTCCAAAGTATTCACGAGTTCGGTTTAAAACCGTACTCAATCCAATGTCACGACAGGGTTTATATACAGTGGAATTATCCATCTCAGCTGCCAAATTAATGCGTGTAATGATGTTATCGTCTAGAGTAGATTGTGAAAAAGCCGCAATAAAATTACTACCTGTATTTTTTTGTCCATCGTCCAATGACAAGAACATATATCTTGGTCCAATGACCATAGTGATGCCTTCTGAAGTACACGTGTCTGTGAATGTATATGCATGCGAACGAAATCCCAATTGCCATCCTAACCTTCCCTGTATATTGCTAGTCAATGCAAATGACCCCAACGAATCTACTTGAAAATACAAACGAAATCCTGAACCGTACAACGTATTTGTAAATACAGAGGTGCTAAGCGAAGGAATTTTGAAGGTGGATTTACCAGAGGCATGGTCTACACTATACACAATATCTACCATCGGGTCTAGTCCAAGTTGAGTAGAAGAACTCGTTAAAGCGTAAAACGTTCCATTTTTCAAATCTAATACCCCTGGTATTGAAGATTCCAATGCTTCATTCATGGCCTGTTCAAGGTCTGCTGCGTGGCTTTTAGACTGCCAAAACATTTCATAATTACCATCGGGTAAAATACATAACCAAGCATACACTGAACGATCCGTTTTGATGGTGTCTACCGATAAGGTACGATAGGGTTTACTGGTTAAGTCAAGGATTTCAACCTCCAACGCAGTGGATAGAAATGCTGGATGTAACTTTAAGAATTCTTTGGTTACAGTAGACGTATTGACTTGTTCTGTGCATATAAGAAAGGTAGAATCGCCTCTCGCATTAGAGACGGCATAATGGGTCATTGGAATGTCTAAACTTGCAATACGTAAACTAGTTACTTTGCGCTGAATGTTTGGTAGTTCAAATTGAAAATTAGAAGAGGATGTAGTAAAATAATCATCTCTAAACCTAGAATCAATGTTCATACCGGTGAGTACAGTTTTTACGTTGATGGGGTTTAACCATCCAGGAGGGACGTCGTTAGAACCAGTTAAACGACCTTCGGATATTTTAGCATCTTGTCCTACAATCGAATTTGAATTTGCAATAACGTAATGGTGATTACTACCAGACAAGAGGACATTTTCAGGCTGTCTCCAAGTACCCATACTCTCGATTGAAATGTCTTTTTCCATCAATTTTGCACATGCATTGTCGATGAATAGTTGCACATCTAATGTTTCTTGTTCGTTTAAGACAGACAACTGAATCAATTGCACATTTAATTTGTTTTTTCCTCGTTCCACATCAGTATGGGTGTATTCCGTGGTTAAAGAAAACAGTTTCATCAATTCTTGTTTGGAGTATGCATGAATATCTAGAATCATACTATACAAAGGGTGTATATATATAATGATAGTCTATAACTTAATTCTCTCTATTTAACAATGACTACGAAACGAAATTATAAACGAAAAAAACGAAAAACCCAAAAATTAAGGTATCGCGGTGGATTAACGTTCAAAGACTCCACATTGATTCCAGCCACGGACTCCGATACCGCGAATATAGATTTACTCCGTTCTTTAAACATTACATACCATGGTTCAGAAGAGGTAGACATGGTATCGTTTTATATGAATCCAACGACGCAAGTAACCGGATTTAGTTCTTCTTGGATGGATGCCTTGAATAGCCTCCCACCTTTAGAAATGGAAACGGTTAAACCCAAATTCATAGAAGCTCGTAAGGCTACCTTAGAAACCCCAATGGTAATGATGATAATTGGACGAATGAATCCCCCCACGACCGGACACTTGGATTTATGCATGCATTTGTTACAACAAGTAAAATTATATGCCTTGGGGAGGGAGGAAGACTCGTTGTATGAGAGTGCTGCACGCGCCAATATAGTACCGCGTATATTTCTAACCAATACAACGAATGAAATAACGATTTCTAAATTAAAGAGTGTTAAAACCAAATCCAAATACGATACGGTGGTTGGTTTGGTAAAGGGTGATTCAGTTGAAGCAAACATATTCAATGTAAAAGATCCAAACCTTGCAAATCCATTAATACCTATGGATAAAAAAGAAGTGTTGATACAAATGTTAATGTCTAAATTGAAAGACTTGAATTGTACGAGAGACCAACTCAATGAATGGATTGTAACGGGAGAGGACTGCTCCCAAAGTCTTTTTAGTGCAACTCAATGTGCAGTATCTATGACAGGAGGGGATGGGCGAAAAGTAATCTTATATATGGGGAAAGATGATACGGAACAAGGAGGTATGGGTGGACGAAGAAATTTTTGTATTTCAAACAAGGCAGTATCTTCCAGTATCATTCCAGTACAATGCGAAGAAATAACCCGTACAGGAATTGGTCTCACCGGTTCCATGTCAGGTTCTAACATTCGTCTTTTGATTGCAGATGAAAAATATGACGAAGTAAGAGAGGTATATGAAGGAGTATTAGAAGAACACCAAATCAACGCATTGATACAGAATGTACGTGCTGGATTACGCATGACTCCTGTAGTATTTCAAGACCCTCGTGGGGCGGAACAGACTACCTTAGGAGGTCGTTATACGAAACGGCGAAAATTCCGCAAACGAAAACTTAAATCCAGACGTTAATTTATAAAATTGAAATGGTAGAATAGGTATGTATAAGATTGTAAAATACAAACATGGTGAAAAACATGGGAGGAAACAAAGGCAAAAAAGTCTCGCGTAAGCATTTGAATGTATCTTATACTGGTTCCATTCGTAAAAAAAATGCAACCGAACCATGCGAAATATACGCAATGGTAAATAAATTAACAGGCGGTTCCATGTGCGAGGCTAAATGTGAAGACGGGGTGACACGCAATTGTATTATTCGTAACAAGTTTAGAGGTAGAGGCAAACGCGATAATATTTTGACTGCGGGTGTATGGATTTTGATTGGAATACGTGATTGGGAAGTAAAACACCCTGATAAAAAAAGCACATGTGACCTATTATATGTTTATTCAGAAGAAGATAAAACTATACTCAAAACCAATACAGATGGGAATTGGTCTGTGTTGAAATTGGATGGAGAAGAGGATCATACAACTGATCCAACTGGCATTGACTTTGAGTATAGTTCAAGTACTGCAAACGAGGTGATTGAAACAACGATGTTAGAAGTATTGATAGAAGAAGCCACGATTGACGTAGATGACATTTAGTTACGTTTTGTATAGGGATTGAACCTATGACCTTCCGATTAACAGTCGGACGCTCTAACCAACTGAGCTAACAAAACAACGCTCTCGGCAGGAATCGAACCTGCAACCTTTGGATTAGAAGTCCAATGCGCTATCCAATTGCGCCACGAAAGCTATATACATATAATGTATATTGTCTTTAAGTAGTTAAAAACAAACAATATAATTAAGTATGTCTAGTTCAACGTTATGTTTAAATATGATTGTTAAAAATGAAAGTCGTACCATTCAACGATTATTGGATTCAGTACTACCTATCATAGATACGTATTGTATTTGTGATACAGGTTCAACAGATAATACCATGGATATCATACGCGAATATTTTAAAGACAAGGGTATACCTGGCAGATTATTGAGCGAACCTTTTCAAAATTTTTCTTATAATCGTAATTTTTCATTGCAAGCGTGCAGGGGATTGTCCGATTATATCTTATTTTTAGATGCTGACATGATACTAGACATCATTAAACAATTTGATAAATCTATGCTGAAACAATATGACTTTTTTTATTTATTACAAGGAAACGACTCTTTTTACTATAGAAATATTAGAATTGTAAAAAACAATGGTTTATATAAATATGTCGGGGTCACGCATGAATACATAGAATTTCCTAAACCCAGTAAATCTTTTTCTTTTAATAAAAAGGATTTGTTTATAAAAGACATTGGAGACGGGGGAGCAAAACATAACAAGTTTCAACGTGATATTTGTCTATTGAAAAACGGTATCCTTGAAGACCCCAAAAATGTGCGTTATCATTTTTATCTAGCGAATAGTTATTATCATGTTAAGGATTATAATGAAGCCATTCATATGTATAAAAAACGGATTGAACTTGGTGGTTGGAAAGAAGAAGTATGGTATAGTTATTATAGAATTGGAATATGCTATAAATGTATGAATCGTTTTCCCGATGCTTTGTCATATTGGTTAGAAGGTTATGATTATTATCCGGAACGTCTTGAAGGAATCTACGAAATCATCAAGCATTATAGAATCATTGGAAAACATAAGATTGGGATTAAATTTTATAATTTAGCCAAAGAAATTCTAGATAAACATCTAGACAGAAATCAATATTTATTTTTAAATGCTAATATATATGCATATAAAATTTATCTTGAATATACTATACTTGCGTGCTACAATAATATCATCAACATTAACCATGAAGTGATTCAAGTGTTGAATCATTCGAATGTTGATGATTATCGTTGTCTTTTATCCAATATGAAATTTTATAAAAACATTCTACAACACCAATCCGTATATCGTTTCAATCATTGTATGAATCGCATTATATACGATAAAAATCAATGTTTTACGTCCTCTTCCAGTTGTATGATTCCAAATCCTTATTCCAATGGGTATGTAATGAATATTAGATATGTCAATTATCATATACAACCCGAAGGTAAATATAGTCTTCAAGATAACAATCATATGATAACTATCAATAAATGGATTGAACTGGACGATCTATTCAATAAAAAGGTAGAAACATGGATGGAACTTGTATTGGACGGAAAATTATATATGGGGGTGGAAGATGTAAGATTGTATTACGACAACTATAAACAACAATTATTATATATCGGTTCAGGGTTTCCGAACCATAAAAGAAGGGTTGTATCTGGCGAATATAATATAAAACAACGCACTTTGGACGTACATGAACAGACACAAACATTTCATCCATCTTCATGTGAAAAAAATTGGGTATTTGTAGATTATAATGAAGAGACTCATATTATCTACGACTGGCATCCAGTAAGAATATGTAAAGTTGTAAATCATGAAATACAAGTAGTCGTTACTAAACCTACTCCCAAGATGTTTTCGCAAATAAGAGGTTCCACATGTGGTTTTATATATAAAACAGATAAAGTGCACGAAATATGGTTTGTCAACCATATGGTATCCGTTGAATCCACACGACACTATTATCATATTATTTCTGTATTTGATTCCAATATGAACTTAATACGTTATTCTGCACCTTTTAAATTTGAAGGCGACACGGTTGAATATTGTCTAAGTATTATAGTGGAGGACGATAGAATTTTAATGAATTACAGTACATGGAATAAAACCACCAATATTGGTGTATATGATAAAACCTATATAGATAATGTATTGATATATACAAATTAACCACAAATGTATGACCGAAAGATGTGTATAACCAATTATTGATTGCAAGATACAACTTGTACAAGACACTGTATGGTCAGCACAATGTGTTTTGTCGTTTTAAATAAACATATAGACGTTTCTTTATTTTTAACAAAAGAGTATCGTCGTACGGTACTAGAAATTTACGAAGAGTATTCGTATATTCATCCATATATTGTTCATGTACCCATTTTGCTTGATTCAGGTCATGCCATTTCATTAACCATTGTATACATTCTTTGGATATATACTCTAGTATTTTTTTTAGTTCATGGTTAGTCATGCTTTGCCACTCCGTTTCTTTTCGTATAAACACTTCATTCGGTGTATGTGTAAAAGCAACTAGAGGCAAGGTATGAACGTCTTTGAGTGGAAACCGACTTGTTAATGCATGCATTAATCCATTCATGATATCATACTTACGCATACAAACAAACTGTTCTTCCGTCAATACATTTTCTCTTAGATAGTCATCTATACATGCAACGTTACTTTGATTTAACACATCCATCCCATGACAAGGGTGTTGTGTCAAGACCCTTTCGTTTTTCCATTGGATAAGTTCATCTACTTTTTGTTGTAACCGTTCATTTTGTTTGGACAATTCTAAACACCATTCATATAATTGTGGTATGGTAGGATACTTTATATTGCCATCGTCTCCTGAAATGTTACAATCCGTACTAGGATGACATCGTTGATTGTGACGTTTGTAATAAGAAAGGCTTTTATAACTTCTGCTACAAATTGTACACGTGTGCATTTATAAGTAATATTTATAAAAACATATTATCAATTTTATGATAATATGTTATAAACTAATATAGTGATAGTATAATGAATTCTTACCTAAACGATTGTAATGCACCTCAATACAAGTTGCTATTATCTCAATCAACCCAGCGTAAAATTTGGAAGGTTGCTCGTGTGGATGCCTCCCTTTATACGATGAATCGTTCTTCTTCTACCGTGTATGGACCTTGGACGGGACGATATAAGAATCTAAGCAATGATGTACGTTGGAATCCATCCAGTGATAGACTGGTTCCAAGTCGTTCCTTGTCTTATATTCCAAGGAGTAGAACCAGTCTTCGTCCGGGCGGTACGAGTCCTGCTGGAATCGGCGTGGATATAAAACATAATTCTTACCATCGTTATTTATCACGTAAAAAAGGACCTGTATTGGCTACAACTCCGAACTTGGCGCAATCAAACGTCCAACCTTTACCTACTCCAAAACAAGGTAACAAATCCTACGTGTTAGGCTTTGCAACCAATTGTTATTGTAGTTAATTACTTTTTCGTACATATCGCAATTTTATATAAAAAAGGTTGATACGTACAAAAAAAATCACTCAATGCACATCCAACCCAATCCGGATAATTATGATTTTTACAATACTGTTTCATAAAATAAGTATAATAGGGTTGAAACGTCTTATCGCTAAGATTTATACTTTCTATTACATTCAACTCACTGGAAAGTTGCTTGTCCCATTTTTCCTCCGTAATTAAATTTTTAGCGGGAATACACAATACGTCTGCAAATATATATAAACATAGCTTCGTAATCTGGTTGGTCTTATACGAGGGATTTAACATTATATCCGTTATAATGAATTTACCGTTGTCTTTTAATAAATGATTGACCTGTTTAAAAAACAAAGTTCGTTCCTGATAATGAAAGGCAGATTCCAAGGAAATAATCCTATCAAAGGTTTGATTCTTATATTTCAATTCAATATAAGAGGCGTCACATATATCAAAGCAAATATCGGTGTTTTTTTTCATAGCGCTATAAATTTGTTCTTCTGAAATATCCACTGCCGTAATACGATTGGTTGTATCCATATGTTTTAACCATTCCATGTCTTGCTCACCATAACCACAACCAATGTCTAAAATGTTTAAATTGGATTGATCAGCCATTTCACTTTTGTGGAAGACAAACTTTACCAATTGTAGATTGGCTTCTTCTAATGTACTTACACCCTCCGTCCACAACCCATAGTTCATATAATAATTATGGTTGCTAACCGCATGTATAAAGCATTTTAAGAACACATTATAAGAGATGACGTCGTTGTGTTTTCTAAAATAACGATGGACCCCTATCGTATATATACATGTAAACAATACACACAACAAGATACATTGACGAAACATAATTAAATATAAACATAATTATTCATTCTGTTTAAAGTATTATAGGTTATAACGGTATGATACCTTGCTTGATATTTTTTATTATATCCGTTATGGTTATATATATTACATTCCTATCTTTAACAAAAACACATAAAAATCATAACAAACGTAAATTAAAAATGGAATATTATATAAAATGTCTTTTTAACATTGCAATATCGGTTGGTTTTTATACATGTCTGATATATTTTAAACAAATATACAAAGATATTCATTTTCCAAGTATATCCAATATTATATTGTATTTATTGTTAACAGACACCTTTTATTATTGGACACATCGTGCAATTCATCGTATTCCTTTTTTAAAACAATGGTTTCATTTAACCCATCATGAAGCAGTTCATTTAGTTCCAATGGATATATTTTATATAGATATTACAGAAAATGTAATCTATTTATGTATTGTAGGGTTTATTCCTTTATTCTTTATTCCTGTAAATATGATAGACTATTTAATTATAAACATGGTCGTAATTTATCATGCATCTTATACACATTATGAAAAAAAAACTAATTTTATCTTACCTTTATTTATAGATAGTAATTATCATAAACGGCATCATCAAATTGGAAAAGGAAATTATTCTGTATTATTTCCAATTTGGGATGATTATATGGGAACTAGAATAAAACATAAAAAGAGTAAATGAATTACGTTATAAAAATATAATTCTTTAATTGTAAAACTATAACGATGGTATCATTAAAGAATTATATTTCTAAACTACTTTTCAACGATACTGACAATGCATACGCGATATTAACCTATATAGATATGGATGGTATATTTACGGAACCATGCATTCATTCGTATGTGAACGATGTGTTTCAAAACAATAACCAATTACATCAACGTATTCTTGAAAAAAATAACCAATTGTTTTTAGAAAATATAGATTTAATCGATATAAAGGATTATTATAGCATCCTTTATACCAAGCATACACAATTTGATAGCTATATAGATACCATGTTAAATGATACGTTTAATACAGACTTAAAATGGAAGTTTTTATTCTGTATTGATAAAGAGAGTAATAAAACTAGGTACTATTTTAAAATACACCATTCCATTGCAGATGGTTATCTAATTATTAAAATGTTAACCTCTCCTTTTCAAGCGACGGATTTAACGAAACAACTCAAACGAAAAACCACGTTTTTTAATACAGTGTATTACTACTTTATCGGAACCATTCTTTTATTGGTAATACATATTAAACACGTCATTCATTTGATAGTTAAATCCTTTAACCGTAGTGTTCCTGACTGTACTTTTACAAAAAGGAATACCGATTCTATTGTGTTTAAAAATTTAAATTTTCAAGAAATCAAACAGTTCACAAAAAAAAATAATATTACCATGAATGATTTCTTATATTCTCTTATGATAAAAACGGATCATTTATACAGAAAAGAAGAGAAAACATTATTAACGACTAGTTCCATGAATATATCTGGAACAACACAATCCAATAATATGTGTCCGATCATAATTCCTATAAAGAACTCTTATCCTATTTCAACTTTACTTACTAACGTGAATCGTACATTTAATAATTTTAAATATTCTTTATTTACTCCATGTTTGTATATTGTATTGAAGGGTATAACACCTTATATTCCTTTAAATCTATTATCTAACCTCTATACGATTGTATTAGATGATACAGATTATGTGTATTCAAACATTATAGGACCTTCTAATCCTTTCATATCAAAAGATATGAACATTACAGATATTCATTTTTTAACCAATTCAAAACATAAAGAAATTGTTTATAATATCATATCGTTTGAAGATAATATAAATATAATATGCAGTTTTAAACAAGGTGTTATTCAGGATAAAGACGAATTTAAAAAATGTCTGTATGATGCGTATTCTACGATTCTACGCAACTCAGTGTGGGTTCCTTGATACCCTTGTATATGTTTATAACGAATATAAACATATCGTATAGATATAATATATGAAATTATATAAATGGTTATATATAGTCCATGTATGTGTTTATGCGTTAAATCCTAGTCATTTTCCAAATGGCAAAAAAAAAACATACGTTTCGAGAACCCCTCCTCATGAAGACCTCGTTTTAATTAATCCTTCAAAATCATCGTTTGTAAGTAAGCATTGGTTAGCAAACATAATCAATACTATGACGACCCGAGACAAACGCTATTATAATGAACATCCAGACTTACATATTATCAATCGGATAAACCAATTAGAACATTATATTCAAGAGAATCGTAAGCAAAATGATTATTATTTAGCATGGATGCCAAAATGTAAATATGGGTCTAAAGATGTATTATTTTTAATTGTGTGTCAAACCACTAACACTGGATTTTATGTGAAACATGTGATACCATCCCCATACTGGTCTCCAGACCAGATTGGAAGTTGTGAATTAAAACGAGCGTTAGAATCTCTAAATTCGTCTATAGATTTTACAGTATTGTACGATACTGATATGCGTTATAAATTGGCTTGGTCTACGTGGAACATATTGAACTCCATGCATTCCTAATCATTTATATGGTTTTATCCAATGCATAATAGATACCTCATTGTTTACAGAAGATTTAAGAAATAATTATATTGTAGTATAAGATGAAACCTATACATAGACCTTACCTACAATTACCCCTAAATATGAATTTAAGAAAAGAACCTCTTAGTTTTACAATTTCAAGACCAAAAAATAATACTTATGTCAATTTCACAAGACCAAAAAATAATACTTATGCCAATTTCACACGACCACAGATAAAGAAAACGTTACGTTTGTTAATCATTGGCGGCGATACAAACATATTGTTTGATTATGTAAATTCATTGGAACCCTACACTGTATTACATACATATAACACATTAATACCCAAATGTAGAAAGTATGATATTGAAGTTTTGACTAAACAAATATTTAATAGTTTTGATATAATAGTCATTTTAGATAATTATTTTAATTATTTATTGAATGAATTGATGACAACTCCTACACAAATATGTGACATATTTATATCAGGTAAATTAAAATTATTAAAGCACACATATACCAAATACATACACATACATGATACTCTAGATATATCACAAATATACAGTATTGTATATCCAACTTATTTACCCGATAGGTCAATGACTCTATCTGAGACTCTACCTGACTGGGAGCCAGTCACGTCTGCTGAAAACGAACTGCTGGGTATAGAGAATCAATCTAAGGACAAACTTGTAGATTCAACTTATTTACCCGATAGGTCAATGACTCTATCTGAGACTCTACCTGACTGGGAGCCAGTCACGTCTGCTGAAAACGAACTGCTGGGTATAGAGAATCAATCTAAGGACAAACTTGTAGATTCAACTTATTTACCAGACGCGGTGACACCTATCAATCTTGAATTAAAGAAAGAGTATTCATTTTGTTTTATTGTATGTTCGTATAATAATGAGATAAATATTACAAAAAATTTAGAAAGTATAATGTGTCAAACTCATACAAATTGGAGATGTATATATATAAATGATGCATCTACGGATAAAACAGATGAACTATTTCATGAAATCATTCGTAAACATAACGTAAAGGATAAATTTACCTATATAAAAAACGAAATTCAAATGAAACAATCTTATTGTAAATATATAGCATATCAATTATTAAATGATTTTGAAATTGTGTGTTTATTGGACGGAGATGATTGGTTGTATCATGAGAATGTATTGAATACGATACAAAGTTATTATATGAAAAATGACATTAAAATTTTAACAAGTAATTATGCTATTTTGTATGAAGGAAATCTAACCCCCGCGTTCTGGAATCACGATAAAAGTATTTATTCAGAGATAGATAAACAATATAATACCATACGTTATGTAGAGAATTGGTTATTCCGACATTTAAAAACGGGATTATCTATATTATTTAAATCCATTTCTAAAGAATATCTCATGATGGATAATGAATGGTTAGACCGTTGTACCGACTGCGCTGAAATGTTTTGTGTAGCTGAATATGCAAATAGTTCTATATTACAAGTTCCAGATGTATTGTATACATACAATAAAGATAATTCATTACTTTATTCATCCTCTTATTACGTTGATAAAACAAGTACAAAACGTCAAGATATAACAAAACATTTAAAAACTTTACCTAAATGTAAATATGCATTACCAAATACATACATTATTAATTTGAAATCAAAACCTTTACAAAAATTCAACATGTGTCGGCAAATGGATTATATATCAAATCCAAATTATTGGTTTATTGAAGCCACAGATGGAAATAAAGACAATGACGTCCATAATTTATCATTACAGTATGAACAATACATTCTAAACAATACACAATATCAGGTGTTTCCAAAGAAACCAAATATATACAATAATACAAGAAAGCATTGTACAAAACCAGTCATTGGATTAATAAAATCCATTGAAACATTGTGTTTGACCATAAAAGATAAAAAAGATATGCATGTATTGATATTAGAAGATGATGTATATACTCTAAAAGATTTTAATAAAAATGTATATATGAATAGCAAATTATTAAAGGATATAGATGTACTTTATCTAGGATGTCATAATAATAAAAATTGTATATATGACAATATAAACAGTGATGTTATATTTAATCCATGCAATGAGTATTCATTTCTTATTTACGGCGGTTATTCTATGATTTTAAGTAAAAAATTTACCGACTATTTATTAAGTACCGATTTTGTGTCATTTTGTTTACGTGCAAATATGAGCTGGGATATATATCTAAATTATATCCGATCTAAAAAAATATTTAATTTTTGTATTTACTATAAACAATTATTTATTCCAAATGTATGTAAGGAAGGTATACAATCTGCTCGGAACAATGATTTTTATACGTCACGCAATATAAATATGGAATACTATAATTTATAACCGTTCAATAGCTATGATTTATTATCATTACACCCTCATAATGAAGACTAATCCTTTGTCTGAGGATACGTTTGTACTATAGCAATTGTAAAATCATTTTTTTACAATACTTTAAATTAAAAAATTGATTTTACGATATATCAATAAGTCTATATAACATGGATACCCTTTCAAAACAACACGTTCATTGTATGGACCAACGCATTCAGTTGGATGAGGAGACCCATTCCTATACCATTGATCACGATAAAGAGTATATATCGGTTACACGATGGATCCATACCCATTTTAAAGGATTTGATGCAGATGCGGTCATTGATAAAATGATGATTGGAAGAAACTGGACTACTAGCAAATACTTTGGACAAACACGTGAACACATCAAATTAGGTTGGGATAGAAATCGCGACGATGCTGCCAACGCGGGAAACAAGTTACATTATGACATTGAATGTTATTATAACGGAAAGACTGTCAACAATACATCGTCTGAATATAAACAATTCATATTGTTTGTAAAAAATAACCAGTTGAAACCATACCGAACCGAATGGACCGTGTTTGACCCCGAAATCAAATTGGCAGGAACCATTGACATGACGTATATATTACCCAACGGTCATTTAATGATTTACGACTGGAAACGTACAAAACACTTGGCTTCGTTGATACATCCTACCTTTTGTTCTGATTGTGCGATTACAGAATGCATACAACATTTACCGAACACCAAGTATACACATTATGCCTTGCAATTGAATATATATAAAGCTATACTTGAACGCAATTATAACGTAGTGGTAGAAAAGTTATGTTTAGTATGTTTTCATCCTGACCAATATACGTATGAAGTCATTGAAGTTGCCGACTTAAAAGAAGAGATAGACCGATTGTTTGAAGAAAGGAAACAATCTATTGTAGTATAACACCAGTGTCTAATTCTGTTTCTACTTTTTCGGTTACGTTTTACATTTTGTGTATATCTTTTGGGGTTTTATTCGTTAAATATATATATA